GAAGAGTCCCACGTTGTTGAGCTTGTAAAGAGTCTTACAGGAGTTGACCTCAACCCTGAGAACGTAATTAACTCCACTGCCGATGAGACTAACAAAACCTCCGATTACATTCTCGGTGAGTTTGCAGTTGATAACGTGGACCGGGATGATGTTCTCTGGTCGCTTCCTTCTGTATGGGGCGGCGCTTTAGAGGCTAACGGAACTACCAGCGCGACCGTAATTATTCCTGGGGGTTCGGAAACGCCCGCGCTCTCGTCACTGCGTTACGCGAAGCTTGTTGACGGTACTTTCGCTTTTGCGGGTGGCCTGAACGGCGACCTTTCGGGCGGCAAGTCCTTCTCGGACGCTGACGTAAAGGCTGCTGTGATTGGAGACGCTTCTCAGGGTACTGGAGTTTACTCCTACCTGAAAGAGGACGTAGACATTTCGCTGCTGGCTATTCCTGGCTGCACGGAGCAGAACATTGTTAACAACGCTATCTCGATTGCAGAGTCCTCTCAAGAATATCTTCTTGTGACCAACCCTCCCCTGGGAATCTCTTCTCCGCAAAACGCTTTGGCGTGGTCGAATGGAAAAGGAGCGGGAAGAACTGCTGCTCTTAACAGTTCCTACGCTGCCGTCTACTGGCCCTGGGTCAAGCTCTTCAACCCGTTCACGCAAGTTGACGAGTATGTCTCGCCTGACATCTTCGCGATCAGACAGATGGCTTTCACGGACGCTAACTTCGACGCTTGGTTCGCTCCTGCTGGACTTGTTCGAGGTCGTCTCACCAAGCCTGTGGATGTTGAGCTTGTGCTCACACAAGGCGACAGAGACGCTCTGTACGGCCCTGGGAACGTCATCAACCCCGTTCAGAAGTTCCTTACCGAAGGCATCGTTCTGTGGGGCCAGAAGACCACACAGAGGGCTTCTACGGCACTCGACAGAATCAACGTTCGTCGCCTGATGATTATCATCCGCAAGATGCTTCTCGCCTCTACTCGACAGTTTGTTTTCGAGCCGAACGATGCTGCTACGTGGCAGAGAGTTACAAATGCTGTCGAGCCTCTCATGGCTGACATCAAGAGTCGTCGCGGTGTAACGGACTTCAAGGTCATCTGCGACAGCACAACCAACACTCCGATTCGAATTGATCGAAACGAGCTTTGGTGTAAAGTAATTCTTCAGCCCACCAAGGCTGCTGAAGTTATCGTCTTCGAACTGAACCTCACCAGTGCTACACTGGGACTTGATCTACCCACTACCTGATACACTATATAACATAGGAGAATCCACAAATCATGGTTGATGTTAATTTAAATAGCTTCTTTGGAGAAACTGGCCGCGCTATCGATGTTGCGGGCGCGACCCAGGGAACTGAACTGTTTCACCGCTACGATTCTTTCCGAGCCTATAGCTGGCTAGTTAGAATCAATGGGGTCGGGGGTGTTGTAGGGAGCATCCTGTCCAATACGGGTCTCTCGGACCCCGATAACGTGCTTACGCTTGCTGCCAAGCAAGTTGGGCAAATCGGGTATAGCGTAGAAGACATCATGGTTGATCGGGTGAACGACAAGTTCTACTACCCTGGTCGCCCGTCCACAGAAGAGACTGTCATCACTTTTGATAACCTTCTCAAAGGTGATGCTGCGAAAGCTCTCTTCAACTGGATGAGAACAACCTACGATCCGATTACAGGAACTCACTCTACATCCGTTATCTCTGATATCGCGGGCCAGCTAATTGAAGGCGGTGGCGGTTTCAAGAGAACTGTCGATGTTGTTCTTCTGGACAACCAGCGCAAGCCTCAGTTTGTTGCTCGTCTCTACGGCGCTTACTGCAAGAGTTGGCGTCTTGCCGAGTTCAACTACTCCGCGAACGAGTTCCACTCCATCGAGTGTACTCTTCGGTATGACATGGTAGGTTACTTCAGAAACGGCGATACGGTATTCGAAGATATTCTTACGCCTCTTGGCTGATTTATAACTAACAAACTACAAGATAGCTCCTAAATATATTAGGAGCTATTTTTTTGTAATGTCTGAAAGCGTGTTTGATAAGCTACTCGAATCCTATACGGGTATGCGAAAAAGAACTTGGAAGCCTTCGCTGATCGTAGAAGCTGCCGATGCGAAGTGGTGGGCTACTGAAATGGGCCTTGGAGATCAGGTTGACCCTCAAACTAAGATAACTCAATACCAGACTGCAAAAACAAATTTACAACAAGCTTCTACGCAGCAAGGTACGGCTAGTCCTGAAGAAGTCAAATCTTCCTTAGCTTCTTACGGACAGGCAGTGGCTACCAACCGAGGAGTGTCTTTTGTGTCCAAGTCGGGAGCGCGTAGCACAAAGGTTGAAACTATCCCTACAATTATCCAAGCTCTGGACATGCTTATTGCTAAGACACAGGAAGAGCTAGGTAGCGAGGAAGACGGCAAAGGGGCTACCCCGTCAGGAGTTGAGGCTGCACCCGAAGAATCCATGATGGGTTTTCAGCCGTCTGAACGTGATGAGATTAAAAGCTATTTAGAAGGAAGAGAAGAAGGTGATTCTTTCGAGGTCGAGACGTTTATCGACAAGCTTCAAAACACAATCATCACGCCTCTTTCCAGAACGAAGCTAGGTAAACTCTTCGAAGGTCGTCCCGATATATCCCCAGCTATTCAAACGCAGTTACTAGATCTGACCTCTAGATTCTTTTCCATGTCAGGAAAACTTGAGAAGGTACGACTAGCTGACGGGGCTGAGGTAAAGATTATTAGATCTGAAAAGCTTTCGTCTGAGGATAAAATCGCGGCTCAAGTTATAACCGTTCGCGGTCAGCAGGGGGATAAAGGAGTTTATTTCGGTCGTACTGACGGAGAGTTTACGGACGCCTATAAGGAGCTTCAGGAGTATTCTAGGGCATATGACCACAAGACATATGGATTTTCTTTAGGAGCTTCTATGTCCAAGTACGGTGGTGGGTTATTTGATGCACGTATTCTTCCTCAAAATGTTGATCCTTCTAATCTTACAAAAGAAGAGTTCGAGAAACTTGACCTAGCGGCTCAAAAGTCAACAGCTATTAATACGGGAAGCGGCGGTAATGACACCAAAGGAAAACTTGCAGAAGACATTTTTCAGCTTCAAGGCGCTCTTTTAACTGGGGACGCGGGCCAGAAGAAGCTCGCACTAAAAGAACTAAAAACTCGCCTAGAAAAGATCGCAAGTGTGCAAGGTACTGACATTGAAAATCTTGAGGCAGCACTGCTCTCTGGAGAGATAGATGACCTTGAAAGCTTCACTAGTTCGGTAGAGAGCTTTGAATCAGAGGTAAAAAGGCAGCTTACGTCTCTGGTCAAAGCTTCCGAGAAGTTTGCTGAGATTCTCGGCATCTCCTCTGTGATAAAATCTGATCGTCCTTCAGCGGACAGCAAGCTGGGCGAAAGAACAGACAATACTTATATTATCGATAATGGTTCTCCTTTAAGCAAGGAGTTCAAAGATGCGATGAATGATAATGAGGACGGAACGTATAGCGTAGAAGTTTCGATGAAGATGTACGACAGTCCCATCTCAGAAACTGTGCTTGGCTCTAACTCAATTCATAACGCTTACGGTAAGGGGGTAGTGTCCGAGTTCGACCAGCTTCACGAAGAGCATATAGACAGGGCTGTTAAAGGTAACTTTATCTCTAAAGAGCAGGGAGATAAATGCCGTAAAGCAGTGGAGGATGATAGAAAAATTCTCTCCATGCTGGAAGATAAGCTAGGGTCGCTAACTGAACCTAACAAGGCTTCTCTAGGAACTCACATTGATAGCCTCTTAAAGAACTCTGGGGAAGTAGGGTTTATGACGCTTGAGGGTAGACGGTCCTATGAGAAAGAGCTTAAAGATCTAAAGAAATCTATTCGCACCGAGAAGAATCCTCGTAAAGCCGCAGTAAAGCTATTTCAATTAAGCCGTATAGCTCGCGCCGCAACCGATCCCGAATATGGTTCAGCGGCGCTTGTAAACGATTCTGTTCTGTCGATGGGCTCCTTTAAAAACGAAGTTATTATGAGAGGTGCTCCCACGGAGATTGCTCTAGCACAGACGCATTCCATGCTTTCACAGATTGCACAGGACGCATTCTCTTCAGAGACTACAATCTCTATTGGTGTTAGCGGAGTTTCTATGAAGAACGCTGAAGGCGAAGTCCTGGCTAGAAATAGAATTGCTGGCAAAGAGAGAAAGCAGTTTGCGGAAGGCCGTATTCCTCCCGCAGGCAAGGAGAAGTATCTAAAAGCTTACGCTATATGAACCAATAAGAGTTCGGTAGTGTAAGCACATCTTTTAGAAGATAAGCATAGTATTTTTCATGAATACAGATACAATCATTTAGACCCTGTATACGTTCTTCTACTATTACTATCTCTTTTCTTCTATTCTTCTTGTAGATTACCATCCAAGCTCTTCTTGCTTTTCTAGCATCATTCTTAGCTTGTTCAATGAACTTATAAAAGTCGCTGCGTTCCTTGAACAGATCGTCAATCTCCAGATTATATCCGTTCTTACATTCGATAGTATACTTAAAATTTTCGGGTGTAATTAGATCGCCGTGGACTATAAGATGTTGTGGGAGTTGATGGGTTGACCCAAAAGCTCCCGACCCAGGCGTTCGGCTAAACTCTTTGGTATTAAACCGTTCGTTTAGCATGTGAGCTATTTTCCGCTCAAAGGTAGCGCCTTTTTTCTTACTATTAACCCTTGGCTTTTCGCCAAATTCCCCGTCGTTTAAGATTTTTCTTAGGTTCGACATATTATATGAAAGTCCAAAAAGAACAATTTAAGTTAAAAACTAATGATTGGGTTTTCAAAACCAGATCCGAAGGTAGACGAATGAAGATTTATATCAAACTCAGCAAGGCTGAGTCCGACCAGTGGAAAGGCATCAAACGAGCTATTGTTGGAGATCAAACGATGTCCGATGGTGAGTTCGCCAAAGTGATGTTGTTCCGAGGTATCTCTAATTTCATGCAAGAACTCAACGAGGCTGTGGAAAACATGTCCGAAGAGGAGAGGCAAGAAGTCCTGGCTGAAGCTGGGGTTGAACCTGAAATTGAACTAGACATCCCTGTGAACGAAGATGAGAACTCTGAAGACACTGACGAGCAGTGATGAAAAGCTCGTCAACCGACTGATCAAGGAAAAGAAAACGTCCTCTTATATACTTCTCTACTACTCTGAGTGGGACAAGTATTCGCAAGCAATTATTGATCTTGCGGAGGCGTGGTCGAAAGGTGAAGGCGATGAGATTTGCTACCTTATCTCAAGCTGGGAACTGCCTCACGTATTTTCTGCGTTTGGTATCACGACCGCACCTTGTGTTGTAGATGTGCGAAAGGGCAGCGTGAAGGTATTCGTAGAGTACCCCAAAGTTTACGACTACTTCGCTACGAAGCAGATGAGTTGAAATCATCTGAAGACGCGCTAAACTCGCCCGTTAACATATCTTTATAATCCTGAAGCTTCTTTGCATACTTTTTATCTTTGGTGTAGAGGAGCTTCAGGTTATTTACTATTACTGTAGTGAAGTAGTTGAATGCCGACCCGCTTTTGGGTTTGAAGTTCTTTAATGTCTTGAACGCTAGCATGAAGCACTCCTGCTTGGCGTCATCGTAATCCACCCTGAACTTGAAGGACATTAGAATATTATTAATAAGAACATCCAGAAGCTCTACTAGCTCCTCTTCGTGCTCCTCAGGAGCATCCAAGTACCCTAGTATTACCTTCTCGAATCTTTTATTATCTATGTAATGGCCTTTCTTTTTAGACATAAACTGTTATAGCTTATGAGTATAGATGAAATCTTAAAAAGTTTTGAAAATGAGGAAGATACTCATCACGAATCGGTAGGCTCTGAACCTATTGTATTCCTTCACGACTCCTGCCAGCGAGTTCGTGGCGAGATCTACTCGTTCAAGGATGATGAGTATGAAGTGTTGATGAAGCTTTTAGGTAACACAAAGTTGCCCGCAGAAGACTATCAGTTTGTTGCGTCTATCAACATGCTAGGCGTTTCAGAGAAGGACGTTACCACTGAGATTATTCAGAGTAACCGAGCCCCTCTTGAGGAGAAGCTTAAGCAGATCAACCCCAAGCTGATTTATGTATTGGGCAATCTTGCGATGAAAGTTCTTCTTCGTATGTCTGGCATCTCGAACAAAAGGGGCAAGGAGTTTTGGATTGATATCGACGGGGTTCGTATTCCCGTAGTTCCTGTATACCATCCGTTCTCCCTATACTCAGAGCCCAAGCTACGGGATCTGTTCGTACAAGACATTGAGACTGCCTACGATAAGTTTGTGCTAAACAAGAACAAGCTAGCACAGTCCTCGTACACGCTCTGTAAGGAGCTACAGGAGGCTTTGGACTGCCTGGACGAGGCATCCTCCAAGGAAGTCGTCTCGGTCGATATCGAGACCACAGGGCTCGATTACAAGAAAGATAAGATTACAAGTATTGGCTTTGCCACTGGAGAAAAACGTGCGTTTGTTATTCCGATCCATCACAGAGAATCCAGCTTTTCAGACCGCGAGTTGGCTACTATTCTGGTTCGCGTGTCTGGGATTATGGGCGATCCTGCTGTAGGGAAGGTCTTTCATAATTGCAAATTCGACCTTAAATTCCTACGCAACTGGGGAGTTGAATCCTTTAATAATATTCACGATACCCAGGTCATGCACGCACTGATCGATGAGAACAAGCCGCACGGCCTGATGGATATCGTAAAACAATACTGGCCTACTGAGCTAGAAGAATTTTAATGAAAGTATTAGATGATATCGGTTTTGTGGAGGTTGTGGATCATATGGGATCTGACCTTACCACAGTAAACTCTGCGCGTGTTAGCTATGGAGGTCGTTCAACTATCCTGAATGATAAGGATAAGAAGCTAATTAATTACCTTGCTAAGAACGATCATACGTCTCCCTTTAGACACGCCATGATTACGTTTCATGTAAAGTGCCCAGAGTTTGTCGCAAGGCAATGGTATAAGCATATCGTAGGGTGCAACTTCTCGGTAGGTGATAGTATCTCTCACGGATGGAACGAGATTTCAGGACGCTATGTAGAGTACACCCCAGAGTTCTACACTCCGAAAACTTTAAGGATGCAGAGCACAGACTCGAAGCAAGCGAGTTCAGAAACCTCGAAGCTTGATAAGTATTCGGGCGCTGTGCTAGCACGAACAGCGATGTCCTTTAAAACCTACAAGGATCTTCTCGAAGCGGGTGTTGCTAAAGAGCAAGCTCGTATGGTGCTTCCTTTCAACACGTACACAGAATACTACTGGACGGCTTCTTTGCACGCTGTAGCTCACTTCTGTAAGCTAAGAGATCACGAACACGCTCAGTATGAGATTCGTGAGTACGCTAAAGCTGTCTCTGAGCTTGCCCGTGTCGTTTTCCCTCACTCGTTCGATGCTCTTATGGGGCGGTGACTATAATAAGCTTAGATGCTTACAGTAAACAAGAACAAAAAAAAGTCCGATGATTTCTGGGCTACGATGCCCTTGGACGATCTTGCTTTTGGTAACGCTATGGACTGCGACTTCACGTTGCGTGCATACCACTTACTGAAAAGGGAGATGGAGGAGAAGCATGTGCATCATGTTTATAACAACCTCCTCAAGGACATTCAGGTTATTCTTGGCATGGTCGAGAACCTCGGTATTCAAGTTGATTTTGATTACCTTGAGGTTCTCGACCAGGAGCTACAGAAAGAGCTAAAGGCTTTGGGTGAAAAGCTTCAATCCCTTGTACCTAAAGGGCATGGTGAGGTGAACCCGAACTCGACAATAGAAATGGCGTCCGTGCTGTTTACTTCCGATGGTTTCGATTTGCGTCCTACGTCTTTTTCCGAGAAGACGCAGATGCCCCAGATCAGTGAAGAGCACCTCACCTCGGTGAAAGAAGACACTGACAACCAAGACGCTATTAACTTCATCGAGACTCTTCTCAAATACAAGTACCGCGCCAAGCAGCACAAAACATATGTGAAAGGAGTTCAAGCTGCTCTAGAGTATAATGAGGACGGTCGCATTTACTCCCAGTACAACTTCGCGACAGTTGTTACTGGCCGTCTGTCTTGTAGCACATACTCGGCTGGCAAGAAGAAGAAGGGAGTGTCCTTCCATACCTTGCCGCGCGAGTCCGATTCCGATACAATCAATATTCGGAAACTTATGCGTGCTGACGGTGACCGAGCATTCCTCGCGGCAGACTTCTCTCAGGCAGAGCTTCGCGTTCTTGCTCAGTGCTGCAAAGACGCAAACCTTATCGAAGCCTTTAACACGGGCCAGGACCTTCACAGGTATACCGCCTCTCTCGTCTTCGGCAAGGAGCCTGAAAAGGTTACGAAGGAGGAAAGGCAGATCGCAAAGTCTGTTAGCTTCCTTATCGTGTACGGGGGAGGTCCCAACAAACTAGCGCAGCAAATCGGAAAGAGCATCAGTTACTGCAAAGGTATCTTCGCAGCTTACGAGCAGTCCTTTCCGAAAGTATTCAAGTGGATTAATCAGGTTCATAAGATGATCCGACAAAATGGGTATGCAGTTAGTCTTTTTGGTCGTCGTAGGCACCTACCTAATATTAAGAGCCCCCTCAAGAAGTATCAGTACCGCGCCCTTCGCCAAGGTATGAACTTCGTGATCCAAAGCTCTGCCTCCGACTTGATGCTGCATTCAATCAAGAGACTTCACAGATATCGTGATCTCACAGGCTTAGACTTTGATATTCTAGCCACCGTACATGACTCCGTTGAGGTTCAGTGCGATCCTAAAGATATAGAGAAAGTAGCAACCCTTTTAAAGGTGGTCCTTACAATGACCGATGATCTGTTACCTGCGTACGGTATAGATTTTGTAGTACCTTTTGAAGTTGATGTAGAGGTAGGGACTTCCTTTGGGCACTTGACTGAGGCTCAGTTCTCTGAAAAAGGAAAGCTCCTTAATGCCCAAGAAATTCAATCATTCATCGAAGATGCACAGAATTGTAATTTTAACTGATCTACATCTTAGATCAGATTACCTGCCCGGTTACTTGGATCAACAAGTAGCTACGCTAACAAAGCTGGTAAACAGGAAACCTCCCGACTCCGTAGTCATTAATGGAGATGTTTTTCACAGGCGTAACCCTAAGGGAGCGGAGCTTCTGGCATTCAGAAAGTTTCTTGAGGGGCTGCACACAAAGAACATTTACATTAACAGAGGCAATCACGATACCATTGCCAAGGATGGTAGTACGGAAACAACCTTGTCTCTGTTCTCTGATATCGCGAAAGTCGTTACGGAGACTGAAACGATTCGAATAGGCGGAGAGGATTTTGATTTCATTCCTCATTATGAGGATGAGAGCATTCTTGTAGAGCATTTGCAACGTAGCACGAACCATGTATTCGGTCACTTCGGATTTGATGGCTGTGCTGCAAACGGTTCGTTTAGGTATGAGTCGTTCGTAAAGAAGAGGCATCTTAAGGGTGGTGGACGTATGGCTTTCCTAGGCCACATCCACAAACCAAAGATCTACGATAAATCTATCTTTGTTCTGGGCACTCAATACTCCACTTCGTTTGGAGAGGCCAACGCACAGAAGTACGTGCATGAGTTAATTATTCGCCAGGGAACCATAGAGGTAAACCGAAAGGCTATTAACCACGGCATCAGGCACGTAACTACGACCTTGGAACATTTGGACAGGGATGCTAAGAAGTATAACTTCGATGCGTTCTACACTATTTTACGTGTGAAGATGGATGTTCTTGACGAGTGCTCTGAGAAAGAACTGGTGAAGGTTCTATTGCAGAAGCACAAAGTTAAACATCTGGAAGTTGTCTTTGAGGATGTCCTTCCTAAGTACGAAGCATCTCATGTTGATTACGACACGTTGCTAACTATTGATGATAAAGTTGTAGAGGAGTACATAGACAATTCTAACAGTATCTTCTCTAAGCCCGAACTGTTACAAGCCCTCGAAGAGATAAAGACTCATGAAAATTAATCGTATCGAAATAGAAAACTTCCTGTCTATTGAAAAAGCAGAAATTGATTTTGAAGACTTCTCTCAGCTTGTACAGGTCGTGGGGGTGAATGAAGATACTAAACCTAACTCATCTAATGGTGCGGGCAAGAGTACAATCATAGAGGCTATTGCGTTCGCTCTTTTTGGAAAAACGATACGCAAGACTACGGAAAAAAGCATTCGCAACCTGCACTCGGAAGGGAAGTGCAAGGTTACGCTGGTAGTGAACGATAACGTTGTTATCGAAAGGGTAAAGAAGCCCCCTATGCTGACCGTTACGGTAGACGGCGAGAAGTGTACCAAGGATAGCATCAACAACACCCAGAAGTTCCTGGAGTCTTTCCTGAACACAAACCAGTCAGTGTTCCTTGCGTCGATTATATTCGGCCAAGGCAATGCGACTAACTTTCTTACAGCCTCTCCTGAAGAGAAGCGAACGATTATTCAAAACTTCCTTTCAGTGTCTGAGCTATTCAATAACAGGGCTAAGATCAAAGCTCTCAAATCGCTGCACAACAACAATAAAAAAGTATGCAGCACCTTGCTAGACGAGGCTAACGACAAGCTGTCTAGTTTAAAAGCAAGACGGGCTGAGTTAGTTAAAATGTGCAAGAACGCTAACGCCCTCTTAAGTTCAGAGAAGGCGTCTTTTCTTCGTAAGCACTCCATGTCCGAGATCCAAGAGATGGAGAGGAAGTACCATGAGCTAGAGTTGGAGCAGACTCAGAAGATGCAAAGAGTCTCGGAGCTAAAGAGGGATGTTCGCAACGCTCAGTCTAGGGTAGACAAGTTAAAGAGTGCGGTGTGCGAGCATTGTGGCAAGGTGTCGGACCACTCGTATAAAATTATCCAAGAGGACAAGGAGACTATCAAGAATCTCGGCATAGATATCGAAGTCTTTCAGAAACAAGTCAAAGCCCTGGACAAAGAACTAGACTCTACCAGAGTGCCGTTCTCTCTACAGGATTTCGATCTTATTGAAAAAGTCAAATCTTTCGAAGCAGAGTTACTTGTTGTAGAAGATCATGTAAAAGATCAACGCACGTTATGCGAATCTCGTTTATCTGAGATGAGTACGGCGTCCAAGGGTTACGATCTAATGAGATTCTGGGAGACAGCATTCTCCGAGCAAGGTCTCGTCAAGTATGTGATTCGTAACATCCTATCGTTCTTTAACGAGCGTTCGAATTACTATCTAGGATTCCTTACAGGGGGAAACTTCTCTATTGACTTCGACGATTCCCTGCACGAAACTATCCTCAACAGATCCAAGCTAGCTTTCTTCGATACCTTATCAGGAGGCGAGAAGAAGAAGATCTCGTTGTCGGTCATGCTGGCTCTTAACGACCTGCTGCTGCTCACCGGAAAAGAAAGATCTAACGTAGTTTTCTTTGATGAGATCGCTGACTCGCTGGACGAGGAGGGCATCCGAGGTTTGTATGAGCTTATTCAGCAAATTACCCAATCAAAAAGATTGTTTATAATTACCCACAATGATTATCTTACGTCTTTAATAGAAGATAAAGCTGATGTACTAGAGGTTCGGAAGAAGGACTACATCACAACTGTGAGAAAGCCATGATATATGATCACTTATGCGCGAACTGCGGACCCATATGCCTAGATGCCTCTATGTCAGACTACCTAGAACTAACTGAAGAGTTCGGAGAAGATGAAAAAGGAAACCCTCTTATCCCTTGTCCAGAGTGTGACCAGCTTTGCCCAAGAGATTTCAGCAATCATTTACCTGCTGCTATTGTAAAGGGCGGGTACAAGTACACTTACAATAAAAACTATCGAGCGGGCGCAGAGGAGGAGTGGCTCAGAAATGAGGTTTCCAACTCAAGGCGTATTAATAAGCGCGGAGGTTCTGGAGATAAGCGCCCGTACTCCAACTATTATATCAAAGACCCTGAGGCTGCGGGCTTTACTAGAGTAGACGAAGCTACCGCAAAGTCTCGCGCCGAACAACATAAAAGTATATCTTCCCCGCACCAACAAACCGTAGATCAGGCTAGAAAAAAATGATCGTAGATATTAAACTTCTTAATACTTCTACAAACCCTACTCCCCGATTTGAGACCGAAGGTTCTTCTGGATTCGATATCGCAGCTTCAGAAACCGTAGTTCTTGATGGGGGTGAATGCAAGCTTATTCCTACAGGTATTCACCTCATTATACCTAAAGGTTACGAAGGACAGCTTCGTCTAAGAAGCTCTATGTATAAGGAAAACGTCGCTATGCCAAACGCTCCCGGCACTATTGATAGCGACTACACTGGAGAGATCTTTATTCCCATCAGGAATACGAAGCCCTGGTCTCCCATCAGCATTCTTAAGGGACGAAGGATCGCACAGATCGTAATCAACAAGCTGCCCGATGTCCATATCCGGCCCGTAAACCCAGATGAGTTCGCTTCTTTCTGCGACTCTGGACGAGGTGACGCAGGTTTCGGAAGTACGGGCACAGGTCTCGACCCCCAGCAACTATAATAGGGCGTGGCTTACCAATTCCAAGAATCAATCCAGCGAGGTATTCTGTATCTGGCGAAGTCTGAGGAGTCTTTTCTTCTTCAGGTGATGCCGATGATTCAGGCAGACTACTTCGAGTTCCCGTCCCACCAAAGGCTGTACTCTGTGCTTGTGGATTTTTATCTACAGTACAAGAAGCTCCCTACGGACGATCAGCTTCTCGAAGAAGCCAAGAAGCACCTAACCCCTACTGATTCGTTCGGTGATTATAGGGATGAGGTGACTGCGATTAACCAGCTTGACGAGCGGTCCATCGATAATCATGATTACTATCTTGATCTTGTCGAAGAGTTCGCTAAGGAGCAAGCGGTAAAGGATGCTATCCTTAAATCTGTAGACCACCTTAAGAAGAAAAACTTCGGGGCTATCGAAGATGAGGTTCGCAATGCGTTCTCTATTAACCGTAACGTAGACCTAGGTACTGACTACTTCTCGGGAGTAAAGGCACGTTGGGATCGTCTCAACAGCGCCTCTATCGTACCGAAGTTCCGTACTCCGTTCGAGACCCTTAACGAGGCGCTGGAGGGAGGTCTAGCGCACAAGGAAATGGCGATGGTAGTTGCACCTCCGGGTGTTGGCAAGTCTCTGTTCCTTGCTAACCAAGCCGCTCGTTCGGTGCTGGATGGTCACAATGTACTTTACATCTCGCTAGAGATGGCAGAGGATCGTGTGGCACAACGCCTGGACAGCATCTTCACGCGCATTCAGCAGAGGGACCTTAACAGGCGAGTTGATGATATTGAGAAACGACTGGACACGATCTCTAAGCAGTGGGCACAGCACGGCAAGCTCATCGTAAAGGAGTTCCCTACGAAGCGACTTACGATTACGGGGCTGAGAGCGTTCCTGAACCAGCTTAAAAACTATCAGGACTTCTGCCCAGACGTTATCATCGTGGATTACTTGGAACTCATGAAGACTGAGAATGACATGGCAGAGTACCAAAGCCAAGAGCGTCTGGCTCAGGAGCTTCGAGGTATTGCTTCAGAGTATGAGTCTCTTATTTGGACAGCAACTCAGACTAATCGTGAAGGTAAGAAGGTTGCAGTTATTACAGACTCTGAGCTAGCGGATTCCTACGGTAAGATTCGTGTGTGCGATCTAGTATTTTCCATTAATCAGACTGAACAAGAATTCGATCAAGGCAGTGCTAGGCTATATCTTATGAAGTCTCGTAACGGACGCGCCCGATTCATTGTACCTATCGGGATTGATTACTCTCGACTGGTCGTAAGCCAGTCTAATACAAATGACGCGCAAGCATAACCTGCCGGAACATCCTCTTGAACTAAACGTTGGAAACAAAACCTTTAAAATACTACAAAAATCTTTATCAAAAGATAACCTCTATGGATGTGTAGAGTTTCAAAGAAATGAAATTATAATCGATCCTAGCCAAAGTATTGAAGATTACAAGTCTACGCTTCTGCATGAGATTACTCATGTGGGGCTAGACTTGTTTGGGTTAGGAGATGATGATGAGATACCCTCACAAGTTACTAATGAGTATCTGACGACAGTGATTTCTAATATGTTTGTTCTTTTAGCGTCACTTAATCAGGAACTATTTTCTTTTATAATTAACGATGAATGACATTACCAAGACCTACGAAAACCTCGAACAGTCCTACCTTGAAATTACTAGACAATACCTTAAAGTTGACGAGACAACTCTTGACAAGGCTTTGTACCAGCACACTGGAGTGTATGCATTTTTTGGGGCTGTCCTGGCTTATGCCAAAAACAAAATGGATGAAGCCTCTTCTACCCTCGACCACACAGAGGCTAGAGTACGAGAGGAGAGAAGAGCAGAACTTCTTGATTCAGGCAAAAAAGCGACAGACAGGGCACTGGACGCATATGTAAAAACCGTTGACGAGGTTCAGGAGTGTGTAGCCGCCCATCGCACCTGCTCTCACAGGTACAATCTGGCGAAAAATATTGTGAACTCCCTAGACCATCAGAAAGATATGCTTGTACAGATTTCTGCCAATAAGCGGGCAGAAACAAAACTAATTAGCGACAATTCTAGCTACTAGGACTATTATACTGTGCGGGCGTGTCCCGCACCTAACTGATAACAACTAATGGTAAACCTCGACGAACTAAGAAAAAAATACGAATCTATCCAACGTGCTCAAGGAGGCGGCGGCAACAACGACGACTTTCTTAAGAAGTTCTTTATGATGGAGGAGGGCACCTCCGTCATCCGCGTACTTCCCGGCAAGGGAGATACGGGTGATAACGACTTCTATGCCGAGACAGCTATTCACAGGATCAATGATAAGAATTATCACTGTCCGCGAGTGAAGGGTCATGACTGCCCTGTCTGCGACCTGTACTACAAGCTTTGGAAGATTGAAGGTCCGATGGCCGATGAAGCTCAAGACCTCGCCAGACAGATTAAGCCGCGCAAACGTTACTACATGAACGTAGTTGACCGTCGTGACGGTAGCGTAAAGATTCTCTCTATGGGTATGAAGCTTTTCGGAAAGATCCTAGATTGTTTCTTTGATGAAGATTACGGGGACATCACAAACCTCGATGAAGGTTGGGATTTCAAGATCGTTAAAGATACTCAGGGGCAGTGGCCTAACTACGACAAGTCCGCTCCTAAGCCTAAGCAGACTGAGGCAGGGTCCTCCAAAGAGGTAGCGGAATGGATGGATGAGCTTCATGATATTCACGGGCTCGTCAAGCTTCCTGAGTATGAAGATCTTAAGAAGCTGGCTATGGAGATGGAGAGTCTCGTTCTTGGACGCCCCACTGGCAATGTTTCCGCAGAAGTAACTTCTGATGAAGGTGATGACGACTACATCGCACACCTAAAGAATCTCAAAGCTGACTGATGGCTAAAGGCAAAGACAAGCTGAAGATCCTGGCTTGTCCTGCAAATGAGGGAGGGTGTGCGTACTATCGCATCATCCTCCCTGCTAATAAATTGCAGGAACTGCACTCGGATGAAGTTGAGGTGCGTCTCGATCTCAATCCCCTGGGGTGGGATAAAGAGGAGATGATGAGGCAGAAGAAGCCTGGAGTTCTGCTGAAGGACCACACGGAAGAAAATCTTGAGTGGGCAGACGTAGTGTGGACGCAGAATATCCATAACTTTGGAGGTGAGTACACTGTAAAGCTTTTGCAGCGTGCCGCAGAGATGGGCAAACTGACTCACTATGATAATGACGATCTTCTAACAGACCTGTACGAAGGTCACCGTCTGTTCAAAGTGTATAGTGAAGGTAATCTAAGCAACGTTGCAAAACACATCTACACGTTTGTGGACATGGTGTCGGTTACGCAGAAGCGGTTTGCAGATCGTATCGCTCCTTATGTGGGTAGAGCTTTGGTAATTATCAAAAACTCTATCGACTACAACCTTCCCGCCTGGAACTTACAGAAAGTACCCCCTCTCAGAGGAGGGAAAACCTGTCGCGTTGGATGGGTAGGAGGTATTCACCACGAAGAAGATGTAAAGGAGTTCCAAGGGGTTTCCATGAGCGTCAACTCTAAGGTGGGTCCTGAGAACGTTAGGTGGGGGTGGTACGGAAGACCTGTAATGCCTATGAAGGATGGTAAACCTAACCCTGATTGGCAGCAAAGCGTATGGGATAACTACGAAAGATACCTCTCTGGAGGTATTAGGCACCGCAACTACACCGTGTATCCAGCCTTACCCGCAGACGATTACGGTAAGATGTACACAAACATTGATGTCGCTATCGCACCTCTTCAGTTCAACAACTTCAACGACTCCAAGTCCGAGATCAAGGTTGCTGAGTGTGGACGGTATGGAGTTCCTTTGATTGCTACTAACTGCGGCTGCTACGATGAAACTATCATCAATGGCGTTACGGGATATCTAATCGATCGCAACAATCCGAAGAGCGAATGGGTATCCCGACTCACAAAGGTAATCAAGGATCGGAAGCACCGTGAGGAGATGGGTCGGAACCTGAAAGAGCTTACAGACAAGACGTTCGATATCAACAGGAACGTGAAAGGTCGTATTGATCTTTATCGAGAAATTCTTCAAGCCAAAACAAATGCCAAACAAGAACAACCAGCATGAGAACGCTCTTGACGTTCTTTCGAAGTTTAGAGAAGGGTGTAACCTTTCTGATGATTCTGTTATTTTAGTAGGTAACGGTCCAAGCCCTCGCGGTAAGAATCTGGGTAGATTCATTGATTCCTTTAACGTTATCGTTCGGTTTAATGATGTGGATGTTGTGGACGATCATCATGATTTGGGGTTGCGGTATGGTCATTATGTGTTAGCCACTCCTAACCTATACCATAAAAAGCAAATTACCGACGCGCCTTGGGAGTCCGTTTTATATCATTCATGGATTATGGATGATGACGAGCCTCCTCAAGAGTGTTTAGATAAGTTTCCTTTAGCAGTGTCCGATAAGAAAGGTCGTCAAAATGTAATGGAAACATTTTTACCTTTAGGTAATTATGATGTTCCGAATATTAAAGAAGGAAGGTCTTGGGAAAACTACGCACCCTCTACGGGACTGCTGATGATTTTCATGTACTTGAAGAAATATAAGAAAGTACATATTTATGGGTTTGATTGGTGGGACATCGACCCAGATAGAATAACTACGGCGGAGCATCACTACAAAGCGGACGGTCAGACTATTGGCACTTTGCACCACCCTTTAGTAGAGTATTCTATTCTAAAACCTTTTGTAGATGCAGGAATTATTGTAGACGTAAACCCTGATTCGAAGTTTTATAATTATAGTGTAGCCTCAAAGCGCAGGGAGTGGGATCAGGAAAATCAACCGTTCGAACTAAAGTATCATCAGGGCGGAAACATGAGAGACAATGACGAGGAGTGGGATCGACAGTGGTCTCATATCTTTAACTCCTTTGATTTGAGTCGTGATAAGTTCCCGCACGGTAGACTGTTAGATGTTGGTTGTGGCTCACGACCCGCGCTTCTATATTTTAATAGTGGTCCTCAGTATTATGCTGATCCTCTGCTCGCAGATTACGAACGCATAGATCGCAGAAAACCTCAATGGGATGCCATTCCTAGAGAAAGGAAATACTCGGTCCCTGCCGAGAGTAAAATCAGCCAGCTTGTAGGTAAGTGTGATTTTGTTATGAGTTGGAACGCTCTTGACCACGGGTATGATTGGAGGGCTGCTGTAAAAAACTGTATCTCGTATCTAAAAGATGATGGGTTATTTTTGCTAGGAACTGATTGTACTCCTCACAAATATCATATTGGTATAGATGACGAAAAAGAGCTTAGGACCATTATCTCAGATAGTTGTGAGATTGTAAGGGACTTAAGCAAGTCTTTGGGTGGATTATCTCAAGGCCAATCTAGAAATCCGTGGGAAAGAACAGTCATGCTTTTGTGCAAGAAGAAACCACGGGCATTTGATGTTCTAGAGAATCGAAATGAGATTCCTTTTATGTTGAATAAGAAAGGTTTAACCGGAGAAGGCGCAGAGTTGGGTGTCTGGAAAGGTTATTTCTCAAAGCATATTTTAAGTAATTCGACATGCTCTCGCCTATACTCTATTGATGCTTGGAATGATGAAGCAAGAGGGCATGATCTATCGGAGTATGAGCATACTATGGACTTACTAGCGCCTTACAAGGACAGAAGCGTTGTGCTTAGATCGACGTTTAAGGATGCTTTGGCTAGGTTTGAGGATGAGTCGTTAGATTTTGTTTATATTGATGGGTATGCTCACACAGGCCAAGATCAAGGGGAGACTATTTACGACTGGTATTCTAAAGTAAAGGTGGGAGGTTTCTTTGGAGGGCATGATTACAGCCAAGAACACTTCCCTTTGACCTACAAATATGTTAATCAGTTTGTAGCTGATAAAAACCTAGAGCTTGTAGTTATTGATGAATTACCGTACCCTTCGTGGTATGTTTTCAAGAAAAAATCTCTATAACAAACTATGAGCTTTCTAGATGATATCTGCAAACGCCTGGACGGAGCCGCACTTCTTTCTGAAGAAGATCAAATTCATGGTTTCGTAGACTCAGGCTCGTTTGCGTTAAATAAAGTGCTATCTGGCCGCTATGACGGCGGCTACCCTATTGGGTCTATCACAGAGATCTTCGGGGAGAGTAGCACTGCAAAGACCGTATTCCTCACGCACGCCTTTGTAGGCGCACAGCAGAAAGGGTACTACACGGTAATGATCGATAACGAGCATGCATACTCCCCAGCCTTTGCAAAGGTGCTGGGAGTTGATCCAGAGAAACTTATCTATCTGATGCCTGAGTCGATGGAGGACTGCTTCCTGGCTATCGAGAATGCCATTCGAGCTATTCGAGAGAAGGACAAGGATACTCCCATCATCATTGGCTACGATTCCATCGGAGTGTCTCCTACGCGAAAGGAGATGGATGACGATTTCGGTAAGAACTCTGAGATGGCAGGAGCCCTTCGCGCCAAGGTCGCGGGTCAGTGTCTTCGGCGCATCAACCCTCTTCTACGCAAGGAGAAGGCTGCGCTTCTAATTATCAATCAGGTAAGAAGCAAGGTAGGTGTTATGTTCGGTGATCCTCGCACAAAGGCAGGTGGGGGAAAGGCGCTTCTGTATTACTGTGGCGTGTCCATTGAAACGTCTTCAAACAAGAGCGACGTTCTGTACGATGATGTAAAAAACCCTCAGGGTATCAAAGGCAATATCAAATGTGTAAAGAATAAGGTTACTGTACCGTATCAAGACTGCGAGTTTAAGCTTCTCTACAATAAGGGTCTGGAGAAAGACTATGGACTGACCACCTATGCGTACAAGAAAGGACAGGTTACGTCTCCCGCAAAGGGCTGGTACTCAATGGACGGTGAGTCGAAGCACAGGGCTGCGGACTTAAATAGTTTGATTGCCGATAGGATCAAAGCAGGAGAGTTATATTAAGGGGTTGCAGCACCCTGAAGAGGTACGCCCCCGACTATTATAGGTCATGGAGATTCTAGTAGATATGGTCGCATGGCTGATCGTATTTTTTATGAAGTACCTGTTTTACATCGGAGCAATATCTTTTATGCTCGCAGGTCTCCTGGCATCATCTTTGTTTGATGATCTCTTCTCGCTAAAACGTAAAAAGAAATCCCCGGTAGCTCAATCGGTAGAGCATTCGGCTGTTAACCGAAGGGTTGTAGGTTCGAGTCCTACTCGGGGAGCCACTTCTAAAAAGGCTTCAAAGCCTGTAGTAAGTGAATATTCTGAACAATATAAACTACCCCCCAACCCTTTTGAGTGACTAGATAGTATGGAGGTGTTACTATGGTAAACCTTTTTAATGGATGGAATTTAAAGTTAGATGAGAAGAAGAAGGCTGGGTATAAAGAGAAAGATAAGGAGGGCAAACGCGCTGAGTTTGATCCTCGCAAAACTCGAATCCCGTCTTACGATACCATCGGAGATGCTTTGAGCAAAGCAGGGTACGGCCAGATCTTTACAACTCCCAAGTCTAGTAACATTTATGTGATTACGAGAGGTACTTGGGGCGAGAAGTCCAAGGACAAGGTTGTAAAGAGTTTCCCTGCGGGAACCCCCTACACCGAGATCAAAGGCTACGCAGACCGCACCAAGACCAAGCATGGCGGTCAAAAAGCTCGCAAGGACGATAAAGGTCGCGAGGAAGCGGGTTACGCGACAAAGGGCAAGAAGGACAAGGCAAAGAACTTTAAGCCTGTGGATTGATATGGTTAGAAATTACGTTCCTAAGAAAAGTTTTTTTGAACCTACCCGCATCCACAAGATCGCGAAAGACGTACTAAGTGATTGCAAGGAAGACCGCTCCAGGGCACTTGAGACTTTCGATTACTTTAAAAATCTCGTTAGCTCAAACCCTGAAGACGATAAGGCCAAGGCTGAGATGATTCACGCTCTAGGGCTTTCACAAGACGCTAACGATAAGATTGTGAAGGTTCTGGACATGATGATCAAGATGACTCAGGCCGAAAAGAAGCTAAGTGCAACTAAACCTACCCCCGCTCCCGAAAACCTATCATTTGACGACCTGAGAAAGAATGGCTAAATCAGACGTATATGTCGTATACAACCCCCACATCGACGAGTTCGTTCGTATTAAAAAGTTTGATGAGACTGAACTAGGCGTTCTTATCAATAATTTAGGTAACTTGATCTCGAAGCCTGGGGCCAAGATTATCGAGTATGTTCGTCAGGTGATTTACCGGACGGTCGAAGGTTACAAAACCTACGACCTTGACGAGGTTTTGGAGTCTCTTTTTGAGTGCGTGATTGATGTCTACCCTCTTCTTCAGATAGGCTTCGTATGTACCGCTCTCAATGATATGTCCGATGAGGTTGCACCTAAAAAAGAAGCTCCTCAGAAGTTCGTGACGCTTCCGCAGGTACAGAAGATGTCTCGCAAGATCAAAAGCCAGTTGATTGGTCAGGATCAAGCGGTTGAAGAGTGCGTAAACTCTATCAAGCTTCTTAGCTCAGGTTTAGGTAATTTCGTGTCTCTGTTTTTCGTAGGACCCACAGGAGTCGGTAAGACAGAACTCGCACGCCTTCTTTCTCAGGAGTACCTAGGAAATAAGAAGCGGTTGCTCAAGATCAACTGTGGAGAGTATTCTACGGGACATGAGTACGCGAAACTCATTGGTAGTCCCCCTGGTTATATCGGGCATAACGAGAAAGGCATTCTTTCAGAGAAAGCTGAGGAGTCCTCCGAGTGGATTATTCTGTTTGATGAGATCGAAAAAGCTCATCCCAAGCTGATGAACCTTTTGCTTGGATTCCTTGACGACGGTAAGATCGTGGATAGTAGGGGTGCAGAGCTAGACTTCACCAACTCTATTGTTTGTTTTACAAGTAACATCGGCATCAAGAACAATGTAGGTAAGCGGTTGGTAGGCTTCGGAAAGACCGAGCAGACGTATGAGTCTTCTAAGTCTCTGATTGAGAAAGACTTCAAAGACCATTTCAGCCCTGAGTTCATTAACAGACTTGATGCTGTAATCTACTTTAACCAGCTTACAAAGACAGACGCTGCTAAGATCACACGCAATCAGCTAAAAAATCTGCCGCTAAAAACTACAAAGCAGTTAGTAGACTATATCGTCGAAGGCTCGTTCTCCCCAGAATACGGCGCTAGAAATATAAAAAGATTTATTAGAAATCACATTACTGTTAAGTTGGCGGATAAAATCTTGGAAACAGGCCACGGACATGTGTATAAGGCGGTTTTCGAGAATAAACAACTCGTCTCTATGCAGGATGCATAGTATATAATATTATGAATGCCCCTACAGAAGTAACCTCAACGACTCCCCCCAAGAGGACTTTATCTGCTTGGATAGGTCACATTATTACTATTGTCGCCGCAGGTACTGCTGGAGGTGTGGGGTATGGAACTATCGAGTCTAAGATTGTTGATCTTGACGCGCGTGTAGGACGCCTGGAGAACGACATTGTACAAGAAATTCGTGAAGTAAAAAGCGATATTACCGACGTAAGAGTTCGTATCGCTGAAATGGGGAACGACCTGCGCTGGTTGAAAGATAATAATAAATAAACCGCCTCAGTGCGTCATAATTGGTGCCGCCGCGTCTATAACAGTATGTGGGCAATGAAGCCCGCCAAGCAGACCTAAGCACTAACTATGAAGCAAGTAGATTTTCGTTACTCAAACGCGCAAAACGACCCGACGCCTAGCGTCCTTGTCACTTCTCAGAACCAGCACATTGTTCGCGGTTTCAACACCAACTATATGACCAAGGGTCAAGCGACCCGAATTCAGAACGAGTGGAGTCGAATCCAGAACCAGCGATGGAGCACCTCGACGAAGGAGCGCGTTTTGATGAATCGAGTGGGTTCTCCTGCGAGAAACTCTTTCCGAGTCTATCGTACGCAGAACATTTCGTACTCGAACTGATACTCACAAAGTTTTTGTGATTCTCCTTGGGAGCACCTCTTACGAGGTGCTCCTTTTTTGTATTTATACGTCATTTGTCTCTATATACTTGTGTTATGGTTGACGCATTTAATACCTACGGTCCCGTTGTCAGTGTTACGCCCAAAAAGCAAGCTGCCGCGATTTTTGATTCGACGTACGTGGAGACCGTTTACGGAGCCTCCAAATTTGCGGGGCTTGATGTAAGCCAGCCCCACTTGCAAGCAAGCCCGACGACAAGTACGTCCGCGATAGCAATTCAGCCGCTGGACAATCAGAAGATTGTAATCACGGGTGTAAATGCGTCTACTACGCAGGACGTAGTAGGTACTCCTCTGGTCGGAACTCTTGCGGCTGCGGGCTCTGCAAATGATCTCGTCGTTTATCAATCAACATCTTACAATCAATTCTCTTTGAAATGTAACATCGAGCTTCCCGCCGGAGCGGCTCTCGTTCATTACAGGGCTCAGGGAGCTTCGGGTGCTGCTACAGCGGAAGCGAACACACTTACAGTATCGTATAAAATTGTAGATGTAATTTAAAACTTATTCTCAAACACCTATTATATATCATGGCTACACTTTTACTTATTTCAACCCCTGATCGTCGTCTTACTTACGAAAACGGAGACGTAGTTTCCGTTGTTGCTTCCGAAGCTACGCCCGGAAGAGCGGTTATCCAGAACACTGGAGGAGACTGGAGCTTTCTTTACGTCACAGACAAGGAGCCTGACGCTGCTGAGATAACGGATCTTCTAACAGCCAACACAACGGGCTCAGGTGAGGATGAGGAGTTCATCGGCAAGCGTAGATACTTCCTCACGCTTCCTGGGGACGTTGATACATACACTACTTACGCTTCGTTCGACGAGG